AATGATACTAACAACAATACAAAATAAAAACCTATTTGGAAAAACAATTAATGTTGTTTTAACCAATATTCTGAGTTACGATTTAGGAAAGGATGACTGTAGACTAAGATATGAATTAAGATTCAGAGACCCGAATAGAGAATCTGATGCAGTTCCTGATACTATTATAAATAGTGGAATATGGGATGTACCAACCAATGTATTAAATGCATGGAGTGGTAGCAATACTTATTTGGCTGAAAAGATGTGTGATGAATTTGAATTAGTAGTAATTAATCACACATTATCATAATTTTGAAAAAATAAATATTTATTAAAAAGAAATACTATGGCATTAACATACGAGTGGAAAATAACTCAAATTAAAAAAACAACCAATGATAGTGTAGATAACGCTATAATTGGTACTAGATGGGAAGTTAAAGGAATAGATGCAAATGGAAACGATGGTTTATTTACTGGAGCAACTCCGTTTACATTAGACCAAATTAATCCTGATAACTTTATTCCATACAATGAATTGACAGAAGAAATTGTATTGGATTGGATTAAAGGATATGTAAGTGGTTCAAACAAATCAACTAACTATTGGGACCATATATCAGATAGAATCAACAAACAAATAGAAGAAAAAACATCTACTATTAGTAACGTTGAAGCAGTTAATTTACCTTGGGCACCTACATCAGGTTCATCGATAGAACCTACTGGTTCTTTAGTGGTTTAATTAAAAATATTAACTTTAAATGTCCAAAGTGCAGATTTATAAACAAATTTGTGTTTTGGACATTTTCTTTATATTTATATAAGTAATTATATTGGATTTTCTTAATTACAAACTTAAAATACAAATTCGAAAAATAAAATGGCAGAAAGAATCGTATCACCCGGCGTATTCACAAGAGAAAATGACCTTTCCTTCCTAGCGCAAGGAGTTGGTGAAATTGGAGCAGCATTTATAGGACCTTTTAAGCAAGGACCTGCATTTGTTCCAACTATTGTTAGAACGCAATCAGAATTCGAAGATATCTTCGGTACTCCTGATGGAACTTATTATACTGAATATGCAGTACAAAACTATTTAAGAGAAGCTGGAAGTGCTACCATCGTAAGAGTTGGTGGTATTGGTGGTTATACTCAAAATTTACCTGTTGGTATATTTGCATCTGGTGGTTTAGTTGGACAAAAACTTATTGGAGTTTTATATTCAACTGAAACTGGCGATGAGGCTGTAGGATTCAGAACACCAACTGTAACAGGTGCAGGACCTGGATTTGCATCTGGTTCATTTGTAGTATCTTCTTCATTTGGATTTGTATCAGCATCTATTTTAGAAACTGCTACTAACGATGTAGTAGATACATTTGGTTCTTCTCCATTCGGAGCTAAAACAGCATATACTTACGCTTATTTTAAAAATATAGCAACAACTAATTACACTAACGCTGCAATGGGGCTTGAAGGTGGTACATTTGTATCAGCATCGGCATTACCTCCACAAATTTATGGTGATATTAGTTCTGCAGAAACTCCATATATTAAATCTCAAAAAGATAATAACAATGTTAGATATGATTTATTTAAGTTTGTAACTTTAGGACATGGTACTCCATATAATAATAAATTCAAAATTGGTATTTCAAACGTAAAAGCAGCTGGTGAAGATGGAGCAACTGATTATTCTGTATTCACTGTAACTGTAAGAGGATATAGTGACACTGATAAGAGAAAGAGTGTAGTTGAAACATTTAATAATGTAAACTTAGACCCTGCTTCTCCTAACTATATAGCTAGAAGAATTGGTGATAGATGGAATACGATTGATAACAATGGTAAGATAACTGAAAATGGAGATTACTCAAACAAATCAAAATATGTAAGAGTAGTAGTAGCTGAGGCGGGTTCATTCCCAATTTCATCGGCACCATTTGGACATGGAGCATATACAAACCCAATATTAACAAATGTAGCAGATACAAATAAAGTACCTGCGGTAGTTTACCAAACTGGTTCAGCAAATAACACATCATCATCTCCTGTATATTATTCTGGATTTGATTTTGAGACTGTTGGTGTATCTGATGATAACAAACAATACTTAAAACCAATTCCTGTTGGAGCATTGGTTGGAGCAAACGTTGATTTCGCATTTGATTCTCAATTAACTTATCAAATGACAGGTTCAGCAGCAGCTGATATGGTTAAAAGACAATTTGTATTAGGATTCCAATATGGATTTGATGGTAACGCACCAACTGTAAAAATTAACTTAGGTACATCTATAACTGGAGCAAATACACAAGGATTTAATTGTTCAAATAACTCAACTAATGGTTCAATTGCATATACAAAAGCAATTAACGCTGTATCAAATGCAGATGAATACGATATTAACTTAGTTGTAACTCCTGGTATCATTCGTTCTTTACACCCATCTATTACTACAAAAGTAATTGATATGGTTGAAGATAGACAAGATTGTTTCTACATCGCTGATTTTGTGGCAGCAACTGCAACAATTACTGAAGCAACTGAAGAAGCAAATTCAGTAGATTCTAACTACGTTGGAACTTACTACCCTTGGGTTAAGACAGTTGATACTAATAGTAACAAATTAATGAGTGTACCTCCATCAGTATTGATGCCGGCTGTATTCGCTGCAAACGATAGATTAGCAGCAGAATGGTTCGCACCTGCTGGTTTAAATAGAGGTGGTATTAGTGGAGCAGTTTCAGTATTGAATAGATTAACACATTCTGAAAGAGATACTCTATATGAGAATAAAGTAAATCCAATCGCAGCATTCCCTGGACAAGGTATTGTAGCATTCGGACAGAAGACATTGCAAGATAAAGCATCCGCTTTAGATAGAATCAATGTTAGAAGATTACTTATCACTCTTAAGAAGTTTATAGCATCTACATCTCGTTTCTTAGTGTTCGAACAAAACACCGCAACAACTAGAGCAAGATTCTTAAACACTGTGAATCCTTATTTAGAGGCAGTTCAACAAAGACAAGGTTTATACGCATTTAGAGTTGTAATGGATGAATCAAACAATACACCTGATGTAATTGATAGAAACATATTAGCAGGACAAATTTTCTTACAACCGGCTAAGACAGCGGAATTTATTGTAATAGATTTCAACATCTTACCAACTGGAGCAAGTTTTAACGCATAATACGAAAATCAATAAAGTAGATATTTATTAATACAAATAAAAGGAATAAAAAATGGCAGAAATATTAGAGTTTGATAAGATGTTCTATACGAACTTCGAACCGAAGATGAAAAATAGATATGTGATGGAGATAGACAATATCCCTTCATATCTTGTAAAGGCAGCAAATAGACCTACAATTCAATTTGAAACCGTAACTTTAGACCATATCAACGTAAAGAGAAAGTTGAAAGGTAAAGGTGAGTGGCAAGATATCACTATCACACTTTATGACCCAATCGTTCCTTCTGGAGCACAAGCGGTAATGGAGTGGATTCGTTTAGGACATGAATCAATCACTGGTAGAGATGGATACGCTGATTTTTATAAGAAAGATATTGATTTCTATCTATTAGGACCAGTTGGTGATAAGATTGAACAATGGAAATTGAAAGGTGCATTTATCTCTCAAGCAAACTTTGGAGATTTATCATTTGATTCAAATGAAGTTGCAACAATCGAATTAACACTATCTTATGATTACGCAATCTTAGAATTCTAATCTAAAAATAATAAAAATAAGGGGATATCAAAAGTATCCCCTTTTTTATGCTTTCTAATTTTTTAATTTCTATGTATTTATATATACAAACAAAATAAACATCGTTATGGCAGAAATGACAAATACAACTAAGGTGCAAATGCAAACTGCACCAAAACAAAATGAATTCCCAACAGAAACCATTGAATTACCATCACAAGGATTGGTTTACCCAGAAGGACACCCATTAAGAAAGGGTACGATTGAAATCAAATATATGACAGCAAGAGAAGAAGATATTCTTGCATCCCAAAATCTTATCAAAAAAGGTATTGTTTTGGATAAATTATTTGAATCAGTTGTGGTTGAACCAGGTGTAAATCCAAATGATATTTACATTGGTGATAAAAACGCTATTCTTTTAGCAACTCGTATTTTAGGATATGGTGCTGAATACGAAATAGAAATGACTGACCCCTTTACTTTAGAAAAGCAAGCAGTAACTATTGATTTGGGTAAAGTTCAAACAAAAGATATTGATACAGAAGTATTGAATTCTCAAAATTTGTATAAATTCATATTACCTTCAAATGGTAAAGAAATTGAATTTAAATTACTTACACATGGTGATGAGCAAGAGATAACAAAAGAAACACAAGCTTTAGAAAAGTTAAACAAAAACGCATCTACTCAATATGATGTAACAACTAGATTGAAATATATGATTAAATCAGTTGAAGGTAATACTGATAGAGGATTTATTAACAAATGGGTATATAACTCATTTTTAGCAAAAGATACTAAGGCGTTTAGAAAGCATGTTAAGGAAATGAGTCCTGATATGGATTTAACATTCCAATTTACATCACAAATAACTGGTGAAACGGAGGCGCTTGATATACCCTTCGGGATTAACTTTTTTTACCCTACCGCTTGATTATAGGATACAATTACATTCTCAAATTTGGGAAATGGTTCAATTCAGTAATGGATTTACTTGGTCTGAAGTTTACCATATGCCTGTATATTTAAGAAGGTTTTATTTTAATAAATTAGTAGAATTAAAGAAAAAAGAAGCTGAAGAGATGAAAAAAGCTCAAAGTAAATCTAAAGTGAGGATGCGTTAATCCTCACTTTTTTATTATCCAATATTTATACAATATAAAAGGAGAAAACTATGTCAAAACAAAAACAACCAATACAAGAAGGTTTATTCAGTTCAGCTAAAAAATTTACTGATGCATTTTTTGATGGATTAAAGCAAAATGCGGTAAATAAAGCATTAGACCAGGCAAAACAAAATAAATTTCCACCTGATGTGATAGATGCTATGGAACGAATAGAAAAGGAAAGAGATTCTCTTACCAAACTAATGCAAAAGTATTCAAAATAATTGAATAAATGGCAGAAGATTTAGATAAACAAAAAAAACAGGCACTGTTAGATATTGCAAAGGCTAAGAGAGAAATTTTGCGTCTTCAAGAAGAACAAAATCGCTCTGATAGAGATATGTCTTTGTTAATACAACAACAAAAAGATTTAATAGTATCGCAAGTTAAAGAAGTTAAAAAATTAAATCAAGAAAGATTAGATGGTTTAAAAGCTGCAGAAAATGGAGTATCTAGTATATCTGGTTTATACCAAAATCTAAATAAGTTTGAAAGAGAAAGAATTAAGAATACACTTACATCAAAAACAATAACAATAGAGCAAACAGCCAAATTAAATAAGATGGCTGAGCTTAATAGAAGTATTGCTCAATTAACATTAGATGATGTTGCTGGCAGAACTGCATTACTTAATGAATATAATGATATTAAGGATACGATAGGTACTATAAGTAAAGAAGACCAAAAAATTCTTGAAAATTTAGAAGCACAAAATACAATGGCTAA